CCCTCATCCAAGGCATCATTGAAAGTCGCCTCCTTGATTAGCAGGAACTTTACCTCATCCTTATTAGGGTTGATCATTGAATAAACAGGGACTATTCCACTCACATTAATGTCGCCGTTCAGCGCAGCATACTCCTTTTGCCTTAATATCTTCCTGGGATCTTTCACGCCTTCAGAGCCTCCTTCATCCCTTTGATAAACTTCGGCCTCTCTCTTTCGGCGGCCGGCGACATGTATGGTTTCTTCCTTTCAATGTGAATAGCATAGTCTACCTTAGTTGCTACTGTAGCTGAGAAACCCTGGTCTTTAAATTGAGTGCCAGTAGATGCTCTTGCCCTTCCAGTTCTTACCAAAATCTCCCTCTTAGCATCACGGTCGATATTGAAAGCGCTCTTAGCCACCTGGCGTTTAGCCTTTGACTGCACTTTCTTTGAGTAGTTTGTGATGTCCTTTTGGACATTTCTCAATGATGTAGTATCGATCTTAATTGCTAGCATATGCTATTACCATCAAATATCTTTTCTTCAAATCCTGGTTGACTACGCTGTGTATCTTCAGCTTCTTCCCGTCAACCTCCAGGACATAGTTCTTTGCTATCTCCGTATTCGGGCCGGTCAAATCCTCCCGGTACCGCATAGTAACCTCGTAAGGCTGACCACCTAGCAACTGGCCCAGATCTATTGCCCTTTTGCCTGTCATTGGCTTAACTCCCGCCCAAGTCTCTTGCACATCCTCATTCACGGTAGTAAAACCACCTGAAAGGTTAGCCGTTGGTGTTAGCTTTTGAATCTTTACCCTATCTCTTAATCTCTCTACCATTAGAAATAGAATTGTTCTTCTAAAGCTATCCTTGACTTAACCGAGTCACTTAAAGCCATTGGCACATCCCCTAGCTCGTAGGAAATTACACTCTGCTCTAAAACCAGGTCTTTTATATGCTGAGTCACCGCCGAAGCAGCCCCGTATCCAGCAACAAACTCTACTTGGAGGCCATAATTGTTAGGTCCACCACTGGCTGTGTAAATCTGCGTAGGGTGGATTACGAAATTCTTAATACCCTTTTTGTAGTATCCGGTATTCTCAACTAGCACCTCGGTTTCGTCCTTGAATAACCTAGTTACAGAATTAATGCTCTGGTGTGGCCCTCTTGGTAACTCTACCTCATCAGAATAGGTCTCCCACTCTGCGGTAATTGTTTGAGTCACGAAAGACTGACTCAAAGCCTTCTCTAAAAGCTTCGTGCTCCCTGCAATAATGTTGGTCAGTAACGTATCATCAGCGGCATGATCTATCTTAAGCTTATTCTTAAGCTCAGTTAGAGTCACAGGGGTTTCAGCCGGTTCGATTGTAACCTTCCACTGCAGCCCCGTGTTTTCGCCTCGATATCGTGCTCCAAACCATTCCACTATCCGAGTATTCTTCTCAGGAACCCTTTGTTTTTAGGGTCTTCTTCAGCTCCTTCGTCTTCAGAGGAGCCTTCCTCTCCTTCTCCTGAATCTTCCTTTTCTTCGCCATCTCCGACTATTTCAACCAATCGATTTTCAACCAGGTCCTCAGCAAGACTATTGCTTACTTCAAATTCATCACCCGGATGCTTAAGCCCATTTTTGCCTAAGTGCGTCTTCAGTGTTCGTACCGTTTTCATAGATGTCTTGTATAAATTGATTTAACTGTTCCAGTTCCTCATTTTGTTGCTTTTGTCGCTCCTCGAACCTGGCCTTTGCTAAGGCTGACCAACGCCTATATACTCTAGGCTCCTGTAGTGATTCTAGGATACTTACCCAATGGTCGTGTTCATCCCTATACGCCCATCGCCCCGCATAACTCAAGCACTCCTTAAGACCTTCAGTAGGAGCAGCTATTACCGGAATACCTGCAGATAACGCCTCCATTGCAGCCATACCAAAAGATTCATAAACGGATGGAACAATCAGGATCTTCGTTTGAGCATACACCTCAGCCATGTTTGGAGAGTTCTCGACATAGGTGAGATTAGGCAATTCTTCAAAAACCTGGTCACCGTATCCTCCAATTACACCAAGGAATTCTTGACCGGGCATTCTCTTAGCCAGCTCGATAAGTACACCGCCTCCCTTTTTATCGTTACAGTTTACCAGGGTGATGTACTTGCCCTCCCTCGATCCGCTAAACTCTTTTACTGGAGGTCTTACAACCAAATTCCCCTGTGTATACTGAAGCTTATCCTTTATCCACTGGGAGTTATAGACTATCCAGTTATTATGATGCCTACTTCTAACCGGGTTAGAATGATCTGAATGAATTATGTCAATGATCGGTTTTTTAAACTTTCGAGCTAGATTTCTAGCGAGTCCAGCCTTTAGTAAGTGAGTGAAAATGAGATCCGCTTCACTATATGCGTAGTCGGTGTATTTTTCTGAGAAGATTGGTATTCCATCATACTCTTCCACCTCCGAAACTTGCACCAATAAGCTAACCTCGTGTCCCTTCCCCTGGAGATACTTTAGAATGTTGTGCATCATGCTTTCACCGCCCGAGCATTGCCCCGGGAAATAGTGTTTTGTATGTGCCAGTATCTTCATTTAGAAAAGGTGGGGAGGGCTCTCAACTCCTCCCCCTATGAAACTCAAAAACCCAGTTCTTAGGCTGTTCCGTTAGCTAGAGCTGCAGCGAACGTTCCGTGCAAGAAGGCTGATGGTCGGTAAATAGGAAGTCCGAGACGTTCCTCAATTACGATTGTAACCATGTTCTTCTGTGCGTTGTCTTCGTCCTGCTCGTAGAACCTCACATTGGCCTGCATTCTATCGAATAGCATTGCTCCACGTTGGAAATCTCCAACTAAGAAGTTGTCAGCCGTAATAAACGTTGATTCTATGATTGGCACACCTTTAACGCCTTGAGTGTTGCCGGTGAAGATGTTTGGCAATAGATATCTACCTTGGGAATCCTTAGTGATATCCATATTGAAAACATCGTCAGGGTGCAGCAAAATAGCTGTTGCTTTGTACTCGTTGACTCTGATTTGCTTGATTGCGCTTCTCAGAACATCGAAACGGTTCACGTTTGAGTCCGCTAGCTCATCGGTATAATCAGAGGCTCCTACAGTCAAACCTGTTAGGTTGTTGCCAGTACCGTCTCCGAAAAGAAGCTGAGTGTCCTCAACGTTCTTTAGTTTGTCGACACCTCTTGTGGACAAGGTTGATGCTAGCCAAGGAATGTCGGCTATCATCTCTTCTGGCACCTTCAAGTATGTCGCTATTTTGCGAACAGGGGCATCTTTCGCTTCATAGTCGAAGTCTAATTGTGGCTTCTGCGCTCCTTCTGCAACATTTGCAGGGCCGCCTTCAGTACCAGTTTCCTCGATATACCTGATGGTATCAGATACAGTAGTCCCTGTGGCCAGTACATCTCTTACTCTCTCTGATCTCTCGGGCTGAGAAACAATCCCAGGAACTCGCTCTGGAGCTACTACCTCACCGGTAAGGTTCCCTGAGCTAGACATGTCACCGACTGCTTTAAGGTCAAGCGTAAAACCTTCGCCTTTGCTTGCTTTGAACGCTTCGAGGTTCTCTTGAAACTCATTAAGCCCCTTCTCAATAAATGACTTAAGACTTGGGCTATTGCTGGTACCTTTCTCCTTGATACCTTTAAGCTCAAGCTCATTGGCGTCAAGTTGCTCCTGCATCTTGGCAATTGTGCCTTCCTTCTCTGCAGTAAGCTCGTTATACTTCTGAGAAAGGTTGGCTATTTCGTTTTTGGTCTCTTCGTGTACCTTCTTTTGGGCGTCATCGCTGGCATTCTTCGCCTCCTCGATGGCTTTTTCCATCTTTGCATCTAACGCCTTTTCAATTTCTTTCAGTTGCTTTTCAATCGCTTCCACTGTTCTAATCGTTAATTTGTGATTTGAATTTTTCCAACACCGCTACCAACCGCTGTTCATTCGGCTCATCAGTGGAATCTTCCGGCTGCTTGAGTGATTTGAAAACCTCGTTAAGTTTGGTAAGCTGATTTTCTACTCTCTGTAGATATTCGTCAGAGAAGGAGCCAATAGTGAGGCTCTTCTCAAGATTTTGCATTGTTAATAGTATCTCATTGAAGGAAAGAGACTTAATCCCCACAACGGGAGTCTCTGAATTGGCTCCTCAGTGAGTTAGTGAGCTGCCCTCCCATAATCGAACCTCGAAAATGTGGTTGGCATCATCTCTTTTCTCTTCCTTGAGGGTTTCAAAGCCAATCGAATGCTCTGTGATGATCCCCTCTTCATATTCAATGAGTGTGTCTCTTCCTAATGTTGATTTTGAAAGTTGGGTGGTGGCTAGAAGGCCAAAGTTGTCCTCTTCTAGTTCTTTAAAAACTCCAGGCACCTCCCAAGGTGAGTGATTCTTGAAGTGCTTGATTCTAGGCTTGGCGCTTTTTGGTCCTCTCTCTTGAATAGACTTCTTGAAAGAACCTGGCTCCATGACATCGCTGTCTGAGTCCTTATTACCAAAGGCGTTTAAATACAACTGGACAACCCCCTCTTTGGAGTCAATGTCCTTAACCTTAAGGTTGGTATCCTTGGTTAGATACTGTGTCATGCCTTGCTCTCTACTTCCTCTTCACAAATCTTCCCTACTTCTATGCCCTCGGATAACACCCGAAGGCAATCAACAGTATATTTGTTAACACGAATATACGAATGTAAATGTTATATCAAAACAATTATTTAAACAACTTCATAGGTTTCCGTACAGCGGCAGTTAATCGTGTTCGCTCCGCTTGCTGCAGGGTCTCCTGGGAACTTTAGCAACTCTCCCCCTATTACATAGTTACTGTCTATTGGTATTTGTTGACCGTCTGCCGCTGCATGATCATCTCTAACTCTTCCGTCTCTTGTGGCAAGCCATTGCCTTCTGAGTGGGAGACCAGTTGCTTTTGCCCCTTCCAATGATCCCAAATTTGAAGCTGTAATTATCTCTGTTCTGGCAATCCTCAAGGCTCTGATAGTGCTGACATTCTTCCACTTCTGAGTTAACAGGTCAACCGTTTCCTCTATACCAAGGCCCTCGTTTATAGCTTGCTGTAGGATCTTTGAAATAGCATTCTTTGAGGCTTGATTAACCCCGGCAATTCTAGCCCCTGACTCCTTAGCTAGGAATGCGTTGACTATCTCCTCCCATATAGGGTCTGGCACCTCTACGCCATTAATGAACCTCTTCCGATCCATCTCTACAAAGAAAGACTTTCCTGTTCTTTCGAAAGATATTGCCCCGAAGTGGGCTACAACGTTAGAGTAAAGAAGCCTATACGGCTTTAGAATTGCGTCCTCGTTAATCAGTTCTTCAGGATTAGGCAAAGATTTTCTAACTCCATCAATAACAGGTGCTAGGAGTCCAAGTAATGTCTTTCTAAATATTTGGACTCCAAAGTTCTGAAAGGAATCTCTCCTTCGTTGGAAGGCTTTCCAATAAACCGTCTTGGACTGCTCGTCAGACATCAATTCCTAGCTTCTTCAATTCCTTTATAGCCTTGTCGATTTCGTCACTATCGAAGCCGAGATCATCAAGGGGTATTCTTCCTGCCGGAATGTACCTCTTCTCCATCTCGGGAAGCCCTGTTTTCTCAAAGCCCATTATTTCAAGCTTTTGATCACCAGTTAGCCACCAGGCAGCGTCCAAAGCCGAGGTCATTTCTTTTACCTCTTTCTGCAGTACTTCAACTCCTGAGAAATCAGGCCTCATTATTATCTTCTTCCCCTCTTGTGAGAATGACTTGCAAAATGTGCGATTAAGGTCATCAGCAAAGTAGAACAATAAGGGTTTGACTACATCTGTATAGGCCGCCTTCTTCTCCTCTCTCTTGTTGTTGTAGGTTGAGCCCTCTGGGTCATTAAACAGGCCCGAACTGACCCCGTATATGTTGCATATGGTCCTAAGATCGGCCTTAATAGATTCGAGAATTTGGAGATCCACGAAACTAACACCCATTAAGATCGTGACTGGGAAAC